AAATTGTCGATCTTACATTCTACATACTCACCCTGTGCGTTGGGGTCTGCAGCTTTCTTCACATCATCAAATCTTTCAACTAGCTGAAAGTTAGCTTCGCCAGATTTAATTCGTATATATTTAGTCATTTAATCCTTTTTGTCTATACTTATTTTATGTAGTTCTTTAGCCATTTTTGAGTATATTTCAAGGTCATCATAGTTATCTGCTTTGTATTTTCGTGTGGCTCTGTATAATTTTAAACCCATCATGAGCTGACCTACCTCGTATGGTTCTATATCATCTTTTAATTTGTCGTGCAGTATAACATTAAAGATTACAGAGATCAGCCTAAAGTTCTCCTTATAATCGCCATAATCTTCTTGCCGATCTTCCATGATCTTTTTTAAAATCTTATCTGATAAATCTATTGTTGTCATAATTAGGTGATGAGGCAAGGAAAACAACTAAAGACGGCAGAAAGGGATGCCAAATAAAAACCTCGCCTCATCGAAAGGTATAAATTAATACCTATTATCTTTTAGCATAATAGCTAGGTTTTGCATAATCTTTTTTTGGTGCAAAACTTGGTGTGCCACCACCAGATGATCCTGACTTAGACCTATCATTTGCTCTAAGTCTAACAGTAATCATACCATCTTCACCATCCCAGCCTGCTTGATTGTGCCAAGTATCTCCTATCTTGACACCGATTCTCCAATCCTTATCAGGTGGAGACTCCTCATTTGGCGGACCAACCCAATCAGGTTGCTCTGCTGCGTTCTTCTTCTCGTTTCTTACTAGCTTAATATATATATCATCAGCCATTTGTTATTACTCCTTGATTTAGTTTTGTCTCATGAGTTTCATACAAATCAGTTAGTTGTCTGTATTCTCGTAGAGACTTATTATTAGAGTCGAATAAATCTGAGTTAGCCTTTCTCCATTTTCTCAGAGCATAAATGTCATCTATTACTTGGATGTCATCTTTTATTCTACCCATATCAAGCTCTTCCATATCGAGCTTAATATTCTTTTTCCCATTTGTACTTGGAATCTTTTTTACTTCTTCAAATGACTTTGCTTCATATCCATCATCATCTTTGATACCTGTTTTTAAATTTAATAAATTTAAGAAAGCATACTTTCTTGAGTATGACATAGCTTGACCAGTACCAAACTTATCTAAGCCACCCATAGCACTACAGCCATTCATCTCAACTACATCATCTGAATCCACATCGTGTATTCTCATGTAGCAAGTAACCATAACAAAGCTATCATGTGTATCTGTTTTATAACTACACATTGGATATAGTCTTTCATCTAATAGTGCTTGCACAGCCACCTCTTGTACTGCATCGTGCAGCAAAGGATTGAAGTGCATACCCTTTACCTTCTCTCCTTTTTTTACGCCACCTGCATTTAAACATGCTTGGTGTAATTTTTGATATATGTTCTTCATGCGTTTATCCCCCATAGTTGTTTTATTGTTTGTCTTTGTTTGTCTGTTAGATTTTTATAGTGAAAGAAATGATTAAGGTCAGGCTCTTCTGTTAGCTCTGCTAGTTTAGATAGATTACCTTTACAATATATAATCATCTGCTCCCATCTATAAATTTTTTTTGTCATTAAGTTGTATTGATATTCTAAATGATCGGCTTTCATCTTCTCATGTGTGTCATCAAAGATTAAGTAATCTGTTTCATTTGCCAAACCTAAAAATGGTTTCTTCCCAGTACACTTCCAATAAAAAGCTACTTGTTTCCAATAACCATCAAAGATTGAATCTTCTCCTAGCTCTTGTTGTTTCCAATAGTATTCATCTTTGTTTCTTCTCTTATAACATTTGCTGGGTTTTGTTTTTAGTTCTAAAAATTTTGTATTACTTTCATAATCTATACGACCTATAATATCGTGCATTAATTCTTTGACACTTGCAGCTACATATCTTTCTGCTGCAGTTTTTTCATCTTTAAATATTTCTTTGTATAGTTTTTTTATTTGTTCAATAATCTTATGTGCTAGCTCATCTATATTATCTCTAGCAAACTTATCTTGTTCATCTATCGGATCATACTTGTTGATGTCATCTAGTTCTTGTTTATATATCTCATTGTAATCTCTGTTCTCTATCTTTGCTTTTTTATCTTTGAAGTATCTATACTCACATAGTAATCTTTGAGCTGTGTTGTTGGTAAGGTTTCCAATTCTAGGCTTGTAGTTCATTAAGAACTTATCTCTCTCTTGTGCAGTGTGATAACCATAATTAGTTATCCATTTAGCTAAAGGCATATCTGTACTTGAAGGCGACCAATGATCTAAACCTAGACCACCATTAATATTTGTAAAGTATTCTTTCATAGTTGTTTCAAATCAATATAGTCATTTATACCAGTTTGTCTACAATTATTTTTTACTTGCAATACATAACCTTTATGGTATTAGGCTTATTTCACGAAAGGAAATTATGAAATTATCAGAATGGATAAAAAAGAATAAGTTAAGCTATTCTCAGGCAGCAAATCAATTTGGTATTATTAATATAAACCCTGCCACCAATGTACAACGCTACGCTAAAGGTCAAAGAATACCACATCCTTTAGTTATGTTGAAGATATATAAAGCAACTAATAAACAAGTACAACCTAATGATTTCTATGAAGAATACTGGCAAAGAGAAGAAGTTTAAATATAAACGAGTGCGTTTGTATTGGCAAGATATTGTCAGCAATTCTGAGTGGATGACGCTTGAAAAAGCAAAGGACCAAACTTTTAGTTGGTGTGAAGATACCGGGTATCTATTACATAAAGATCAAAAGAAAGTTATCATCTTTGCTTCACATAGTTTTGATGAAGATGATGGTTCACTTACAGTTGGCAATACAACAACATATCCAAGATCAGTTGTTAAAAAGATTGAGGTGTTAAATGACAAACGATAAAATATTTGATGAGATAGGGTGTCCTGATGAGCTTAAAAAATGTAGGGATGAACTCAAACGACACAAGAAGCACATTGAAAGACTATCTAATCAGTTGTTAGATTATGAAAGAATAATTGAAGAGAAAGAAAACGAGATAATAATAATTAAAAAAAAATAACTTATGGCACGATGGACCTACGCTTTTAGCAATGGGGATTATAATGATTGGCACAGAAAATTCGATGGAATTGCTGGTATTGATATAGATTTTATTGAGGTTTGTCCTGATTGTTATGAACCTTTAGCAGTTAAAGAGACTTGCTATGATAAGGGTCAGAAATACAAGGCTACAACCCTTACAAAGATAGTCTCAGAAGCTCTAAAAGTACCCGGATTTTTGATATTCTATAAGAATGTGGGTGGAACTATGCAATTTAGAATTAAGCGTGTCTCTGAGCCTGTGAGTGAGATATATGAGATGACAGAGGACCAGTGGTTAGCTTATTTATATGAGCTACATAAGGAACACAGGAGGTGTTGCAAATATGCAACAGAAGTATGAGCCACACATAAGGGTTAAGTTCTCGCTATTTGATAGTCCACAGTTTAGAACCATTCCAAACAAGCACCGAGCTTACTGCTACTTGGTATTCATTTGTTTGCTAAAGTTCGCTAATTCTAAAACGCTGACTTGTTACCCACGCCAAGCCACCCTATCTAAGATGACAGGTCTTAGTCGCAGCACTATCTTTAGAACTACTGAATTGTTAGAGAGATCACAAATTATTTCTAAAAAACGCCAGAAGTCTACAACATTATATACTATTAATAAAGATTTAGTTGTGTCTGTGAGAAACTATGATGTGTCTACAGGACACATGGGTAGTGTCCTCAGGACTAATATTAGTAGAACTAACATAACAACTAACAGTAATATAACTAACTTTATAAAAGGTCTTGCGGAGAGTGGTAGCGATAAAGAAACAATATTAACAAAGCTAGCGTCTAAGTATACGATCCAAGAACTAAATGTTGCTATAAAGGATAATGATAACCCTTATTTGTGTAAGCAAGCTCTTCAAATAAAGGACCAAGAGAACGTGAAATATGTGCCAAAAGATGTTATAAAAAAGGCAGTGAAAGATGTGCAAAAAAATACTAATTATTTTTATAAGAATAAGGTAGCAGAGAATAAAAGGAAACATGGCAGGATTTCAGCAACGAAAAGTTTTTTGTCAAGGATTAACAAGAAAGACTAAAAGACCATGCCAAGCTAAAGGATACCCAACTGCTAATGGAAAATATTTATGTAGGTTTCATGGCGGTAATAATATAAAAGGATTTAACCAAAAGAACTATACCGATGACACAAGAATCAACCAACTCCAAGCACTCTTCCAATTCAGAAACAAATCAAGAGAAGAAGTCAAGCAATACTATTACAAAGAAATCAAACCTAGAATTGGAACTAATGAAAGAAGTAGATACTATCGAAAATATGCTTATGCGAGGCGTAACTCTTTCAGAAATTTTAGAGGACAAAAAACTCTCTGTCTCACAGATGAGCTTACAAAAGTTTTATGCAATCTTAAAGAAAGACAAAGAACTCAGCAACAAGATAACTGAAGCTAGAAAAATTGGTATCCAAACTTTAATTGATAAGTTGCTGCAAATCTTTCAGTATCAGGAAGTAGAGAACCCTAATCAGATACTATGGATCAGAGAGAAAACAAAGTTTATTACTTACCTAGCAGGAAAGCTGACCGATCTTTATTCTGACAATAAACCGATAAAGCAGAATATAGATCAGAAAATTTCTGTTTCGTGGCAAGATACTCCCGATCTGATTGACTTAGACGCAGAAGAAGTTGTCGATAAAACAAACCCCTCGCCATAATTAAATGGCAAAGGGTTGTAAGTTCTAGCTTACTCATCTATATCTAAATTGTTTAACGCATTACATAAACTTTCCATATCATTTGCGTTAAAGTTTATTTGTTTTATTTCTTGATCTTCACTAACAGTAGGCATTTCTTCTTCTAAAGATTGTCTCATATGACTATAAATAATTTTTTCTTCACCAGTTGAAGAATTATACTCTGTTAGTTTATATATTATTCTGTCTGCCATTATTCCCCCTGTTCAAACTCCACAGTTATTTTACACTTACCTCTATTGTTATACATTACTGTATCATCATAGGTATCTATTAACTCGAATAATCTTTTTAAGACTATACCATCATCGCTATGAACATGAGTTAATACTTGGTTCTTTTTTTCTTTGTTACCTTCGTACTTAGTACCAATGGTAACGATCTCGTAGCTATCTATATACATATTTATATACCCATCCTTTCCTGCCATCCTTTAGGCAATATATATATTCCATCATTATACTCGGACCAAACAGCTTCATAAGGT